GTTATTACAATTGATAATAATAGTCCAAACCATTGTCTTTCTGTTACCTTAAATAAAGAGTTTTTCATATAGTATTATTTAATATTAAAAATTTATATTTATATTCAATATATTTCCTGATTACATCTGGGCGACCTTTAAAGTCTTCTTTCAATTTAAGTTCCCATTCCCATGACCGAAACTCGCCATTGACCGGAGGTTTCGTAAAGATCCCTGGAACTAAGGCGCTCTTATAGAACACCGCATACATCTTGGCAATCATACTGAGCATTTATGATTCTGGATTGTTGATAATAGTTTATAATAACATTATTCAAATTTAATATTATATATTTATTAATATTTTTATTAATATTTAATTTTAAATATTATTTATTTTATTTTATTAATGAGTTGCTTCTGGGACTCCCTATTTTCTTCTCTTGTAGACAATGACTACAAGTTCTTGTACTTAAAAATCTATGATATTAAGAATAACTTAAGTAAAATAGATAAAGTATCATTGGTTAATATTTTGGAGGATATTAAAAAAACAAATATTAATGATTTGATATTATTACTTATAAAATACAATAGGAAATCGGTAAATGTTTCATGGAATGGGGAAAAACTAAGTGATAAACTTATTGATGAATCTTTTGATCACATAAAAGACTTCTTAGAAAATAATGATAATAATAAAGATAAAAATAAAAATAATGATAAAGATGAAAATAGTGAAATAAATATACAGAATATCATAAATTCCGGATATTTGTGCAGTGTGTGTGATCCATTCTTAATCTTAATATGTGAATTATTCGAATTGGAGATAGAACACTTATATATGGGAAATGTGATGAGGTATCGGAATATTGGGAGTGGGGGTGGACGACGAGTTATCAAATTTACAAGTGATCAGGGGCACTTTAAGGTTGGGTGATTATTTGGAAACTTATAAACTTATAAACTAATTTTTATTAGTAAATTATAAAAAATAATTAGAATACGATTAAGTATTTGTTAAAATTAGTTAGAGTATGCGAGACCACCCATACCGGACATGATACGGAGGACGTTGTAGTTGACAGCATAAATATTTCCAGCAGAAGTAGGTGTAGCTGAAAAATTTAATTTAGCGTTGTCAATTCTTGAGAAGTTGCATGTTCCGGAGGGCTGGTGTTCTTCAGGTTTTAAAGCGAAGGAGTAGACATTAATCTTATTGGTCATCTGAGATGTTCTAGATTCTTTGGGAATTATTGTTACTCTGATTCTATCATCATCTTTTAATGTACTAGTACATACAACAACATCATAAGTAATGTATAATGAACCTAAAGCGGTGGCGGCATCAAGGGTAGTTGTTAAAGTAGATAAAGTTTGACCATTTTTAATTGGTCCAGTACCATCTACGGGAATTGAGGTTGTCTCATCTGCATCTTCATAAATTCCAGTTACTCTAGCTATTGTTCTTTCATGTAATTGTCCTACAACCAAAGATATGCCTGGCGTGAAGTCACCTGCGGGGTGAATATCTACAATATGTGTGTCACCAACAGCAATAGAATTAAGAGGAAATGATGTACAAGCGACTGTTCCTAAAATAGCCAGAATTCCAGAATCAACGGCACCAGCTACTGCAACAGCACCGTTAGTAGGTACAAGTGTTTCTCCGTTAATTGTTACAAAATTAAATTCATTAGCTGTTAAAGCTAAAGAAGAGGTTCCGATACCTTGTGATATATCAGCAACACCTTCAGCAACATTAATCGGTAAACCGGACGATGCAACTTGTGCTGAATCGGGTAAATTCTGGGATGGGATAGCAGTGTGATAATCATATGGTTGTCTTAACTGGAAATATTCCTCTTCTTGAGCAGAAAAGCGATCATGACCATTAAGAACAAGTTTAGCCTTCGCATAAGTATTTTCATCTTGTGAAGTCCAGATTAGTTCTTTAACTGGATGATTGAAATTAAGTGTGTGATCTCCTGAAGCAGCTGTGTAGGTATCCTTCTGAATCTGCTCAATGAGGTATTCATGAGAAACTTGGGCGAATCTACGGCGTTCATCTGTATCAAGGTAGATGTATTCGGCCATAACTATTGCCTCATCCATCCCCTCTCCCGTCCCCCATTTAAACTTAAGTTTGACTTCATGATACTGAAGAGCGATTAAAGGTAAAGCGAGACCAGGATTGCGGCAGAACCAGAATTGAAGGGGTATTTGAACCATCCCAACACCATTAGTAGAACCGGTACCATTTGATCCAATATCACCTTGCATAGTCTTAAGACCTATCGCTTTTGATTCAGGAGTAGATAATTCAGTCCAAATATTCATCCATTCTTGATAGTGTTTATCAATACGCTGACCACCAATTTCTAATTCAACTTCAGATATAATAGCAGAACCATTTTTAATATTTTTGTCTGAAGATATTGATGTAACATATAATTTATATACTAAATCACCATTGCGAGAAATAATGACAGTTGAATTACCACTAGCGGTTGGTGAACCATTAATAGTCTGTTGAATAGATTCCATTGAGAAGTTAGTGTGGCGCCTGTAGACAACCTTAAAGAAGGTAATCTGCGGATTGCCCGTAAGGTATATATCCTGGGCTCCGTAAGCGACAAGTTGCATTAATCCTCCTCCCATTGTCAATTATTTTATAATATTTAACATAGAAAAAAAAACTGAGAAAAACTTATAAATTATAATATCACTCTTAAAATTAGTTAGAGTATGCGAGACCACCCATACCGGACATGATACGGAGGACGTTGTAGTTGACAGCGTAAATTGTATCATCCGCGTCCATACCAGTAGACGTGCCAATATTTAATTGAGCATTATCAATTCTTGAGAAATTGCAGGTTCCTGAAGGTTGGTGCTCCTCGGGTTTGAGGGCGAAGGAGTAGCAGTTGATCTTCTTGGCCAGAGTACCAGTTCTTGACTGCGGGTCCTGGATACGAGCAATTAACGTGAATGTTGTTTCATCGTTCACGGCCGTGTCTGCGGCTGGTGTGTTCGCAACATCTTCAACCGGGGTAATCAAGTGTACACTTCCAGTTGTAGCGACTGATGCGACAACGCCAATAAATTGGAAGGCATTCGTGCCACCACCTGTAGAGTTTGATAAACTGAAAACATCTCCCGCTAAAGGAGTGTATGTTGCTGAAAATACTTGAACATAACCAACTTCGCTGATATCCACAGCAACGGGTAAGGAGGAAGTGACAGTAGTGGCGGCCACCTGTCCCAAGTTGGTCCCACCAATAACAGTTGGTGTAGCAAGCATTTGTGGTCTATCAGTCAACACAATATTCTGGCCCGGGACAGCAGTATGGCAGTCCATCGGTTGGCGGAGCTGGAAGTATTCTTCTCCCTGTGCAGAGAAGCGATCATGACCATTGAGCTTGAGTAGGGCAGTGGTATATGTGTTTGCCGCGTCAGATGTCCAAATAAGTTCTTTAACAGGGTGATTGAAGTTAAGTTTGAAAGAACCAGAGGTGTCGGCCGACTGCTCTTGGATCTGCTCGATAAGGTATTCGTGAGAAACCTGGGCGAAACGTCTGCGCTCATCGGTGTCGAGGTAGATATAGTCGCATAGAACTTTTCTTGTTCCTGCCGCCACTCCCCACACACACTTAAGTTTAACTTCATGATACTGGAGGGCAATTAAAGGAAGAGCAAGACCTGGGTTACGGCAGAACCAGAAGTTGAGTGGCACATGAACTTCACCGACAGCATAGGTATTACTATTACCACATGCGCCTATCATACATTTATAACCATCCGCTTTTGATTCAGGTGTAGATAACTCAGCCCATATTTGATTCCATTGAGTTGTTTGTTTATCGATTCTTTGACCACCAATTTCAAGTTCGACATTGTCAATAAGGGCAGTTCCATTACTACCGACGGTCATGGCGGCACATGTAACGTATACTTTATAGACTAAGTCACCATTCCTTGAAATAGTGACATTTCCAGAACCCGAAGCAATAGCGCTTCCGTTTACAGTTTGCTCGATCGTCTCCATCGAGAAATTTGTGTGGCGTCTGTAAACCACCTTGAAGAAGGTGATCTGTGGGTTACCTGTAAGGTAGATATCCTGAGCTCCGTAAGCGACAAGTTGCATAAGTCCTCCTCCCATGATTAATTATTTTATAATATTAAACATAGAAAAAAAATCTGGAATAAAACTTAAATAAATAATTAAATTCACATAAAATATGGGAATCAGTCAAATAATCGTTCTTTTTTAATATAATTATTGTTTAATTCTTAAAAATAAAATATATTCTTATAATTATAAATAAAATTTATAAAATGTCTGACGATCCTGAAAAAGTCCAAGTTGAAATCGAGGAAGTCCCTGAGGTAAAGGAAGAACCAGCTCCAGTAGAGGAACCAGCACCCGCGCCCGTGGAAGAAAAGGAGGAACCTGCTGCTCCCGTGGAGGAACCTGCGCCTGTACCCGTGGAAGAAAAGGAAGAACCAGTGCCCGCTCCAACCCCTGTGCCTGTCCCCGCGGAAGAACCTGTTAAGGCAGAAACCGCCGAAGTCGTCAAAAATGTTAAGGAAATGTTATCATCAACTGAAGGAAAATCAGTTGGTGATTTAGAAAATAGAGTTAAGGTCTTAGAAGAAAGACTTGAAAACTTGCTTAAGATTTTGAAAGCATATGATCCAAGAAAACAATACTTAAGAAAAATTATTTCTGATATATAACTATTTTTTTATAATATTTTAATTATTTTGCTTAGTTCGAGTAAGCAAGACCACCCATACCCGACATGATACGGAGGACGTTGTAGTTGACTGCAAATATTAAATTAGCAGTCCCAGTGTCAGCACCACCGCAAACTAATTGTGCGTTATCAATGCGAGAGAAGTTACAAGTACCAGATGGTTGGTGTTCTTCTGGTTTGAGGGCGAATGAGTATACAGCAAGACCGTTACTGAAAGCACCACCTGCTGCCGACCCTGCATCTCCACCGGCGTGCGGTATAATTCCACCGACACCACTGTGATGTTGCCATACTTGACATTTAGTAAAGTAAGAAACATTCCTGGCTGAAAAACGATCATGTCCATTTAACTTAAGTTGATAAGTTACATCAGCATCGGTTTGTGTGCCTTCGACACCGCTAAGATTTTGAGGGTACCATGTAGTGTTACTGCTGGACTGCGCAGTATATTCACACCAGATTAATTCCTTAACCGGATGATTAAAGTTAAGTTCATTTGATCCATCGGGGGTGCCTAATGTTTGTTCTTGCACCTGTTCAATAAGGTATTCATGAGAAACTTGTGCGAATCGTCGGCGCTCATCAGTATCAAGGTAGATGTAGTCACAGTATAGTGTTTGTGAGAAATCGCTTGTGCCGGAGTAACCGTTGTTCCAATTGGCTTCTAATATAACCTTAACTTCATGGTATTGAAGTGCAATTAAAGGTAAAGCAAGACCAGGATTACGACAGAACCAAAACTGGAGTGGTAAGAAAAACCTAGATTTTACCACACTATCGTGCAACGTACATCCACCTGACCC